CGTTTAAAATGAATCCAGATCAGAAGATCAATCGAGCAGAGCTAACCCGGCAAATCATCGAGAATCCAGCATATAGCGAGGCGTGGATGCTGATACGGGCCGCTTTAATCGAAAGCCTTAGCAAGATCAAGACTACAGACACTATAATGCTTGAAGATACGCACAGAACGTTGCAGAATCTCGACCGGCTTGAGAAGACGTTAAACCGTTTTTATCAGTCCGGGAAAGTGGAAATAACTAAACGAAACAGGTTTAGCAAATCATTCAACTAATATGTATAATAGGATCAAATTATGCTTGACAACCCTAACGGATCAAGTGACCAAGAGTTAGTAGATCAAATGCGATCTAATAGATTGGCCGATAATCCAGACCTAGATAAGGCCACTGGTGGCGCTGATGAGGTGGAAGCGGAAGCTGAAGCTTCAGTTGACGAAGACTACTCGGAGGAATTCGAGGACTCTGAATCAGAAGTGTACGAAGAGCCCGAAAAAGATGAGCAAGAAGCAGAGGCGCGGACGTGGACTATCAAAGCAGATGGTCAAGAACGCCAGCTAACCGAAGCCCAAATGCAAGAACATGCTTCAAAGGGTATCGACTACACGAAGAAAACAATGGAGCTTGCAGAGCAGCGCAAGGCTATCGAGGCGAAAGACGCTTCAATATCCGCAAAGCTTAGTGAGTTAGCTTCATTTATTGAGCAGAAAGACGAGTCAATTGACTGGGATAATCTTAGAGATACTGACCCAAGCGAGTACCTTCGCCAGAAAGAGCTTCAGGAGAGCCGTAAGGCCATCTTGGAACGCGAGTCTGGTGAGTTAGACGCTAAACGTCAAGAGCAACGTCAGAGCGCCATAGGCGAGCAGACACAGGCTCTTTACGATATAATGGGCGAGGGATGGAAAGGCGACGTCGCAGCTAAAGACTTTGACCTAGCCAATAAATACCTCATATCGATGGGTATTGCAGAAGATGACGTAAACCAAGTTATTGATCATAAACTTTGGAAGATTTTCTTTGATGCGGCCAAATATAACCGTCTACGGGAAAACAAAGGGAAGGTTAATAAAGAGGTACGATCTGCTCCAAAATCAGTGAAACCAGGCAGCAAGCGAAGCGCCTCTAGTCAGTCTGAAGTTGCCCAAGCACTCGCAAGCGTGCAGTCGGCAGGTAAGATGGACCAGGACGCCGCGTTAGTTGCACTAATGAGAGCTAAACGAAAAGGTAAATAACCATGGCACAACCAACAAGCACATTTGACTCATATGACGCGATCGGCAATCGTGAAGATCTGTCCGACATTATCTACAACATCAGCCCCACCATGACGCCGTTCATGTCTGGTCTGAAGAAAGTCTCTGCAAAAGCCACTAACCACGAATGGCAAACAGATTCTTTGGCTAGCCCAGACGCTGGTAACGCCGTATTGGAAGGCGACGACGCAACTACTACTGCGTCAGTACCGACTGTACGTCTTGGCAACCAGACCCAGATCAGTGACAAGGTTCCCCGCGTTACTGGTACTCAGCGCAAGAACTCTAGTGCTGGTCGTGGCGACGAGATGGATTACCAAGTCACCAAAGCTGGTCGTGAGCTGAAGCGTGATGTCGAAAGCATCCTGCTGTCTAACCAAGCTAAAGTGGTTGGCAACTCTACCACTGCCCGTAAGCTGGCTGGCGTAGAATCATGGATTGCAACCAACACCTCTGCTGGTGTCGGTGGTTCCGATCCTACTGGCGACGGCACTGATGCCCGAACTGATGGTACTCAGCGCGCGTTGACTGAAGCCGATGTTAAAACTGTATTGGCAGCCTGTGCTGACGAAGGCGGCGAGCCTGACACCATTATGGTTGGCTCATTCAACAAGCAAGCGTTCAGTGCTTTCACCGGCAACGCTACCCGAAACATTGACTCTACTGACCAGGCTTTGAATACCGCTGTTCACGTCTATGCCTCTGACTTTGGCAACCTGCAAGTTAAGTTTAACCGCTTCCAGCGCGCACGTTCAGCGTTGATTCTTGACATGAACATGTGGTCGTTCGCAACTCTGCGTGACTTCCAATCTACCGATCTGGCCAAAACTGGCGACACCGATCGTAAGCAAATCTTGGTCGAGTACACGCTCGAATGTAACCAAGAAAAAGCTTCTGGTATTGTTGCCGACCTGACAACTGCCTAAACAATTACGGGGGCTTCGGCCCCCTTTTGAGGTTCAAAATGATTAAAGAAGAGAAGCTAGAACGACGCTCTAAAGTATTCCTGAACAACCCAGTTTGGATTGCCGGCGCTAATGGCGACACATTCAAAGTAAAAAAGGGTTTGGTTGTTTTAATGAGCGCAGAAGAGATTAAGCTTTTTGGTAAAGCCGTAACCAAAGACATTCCCGATGGCGCGCCTGAATTTGAGCGAGTCATTTAATGAGCGACGAGCGGCTACTTGATAGAATCGATGGAATCTCAACGTATCATAGATATGACGAGTCGTCCGGAAAGACAATCATACGAACATCGCAGGACGTTCAGCCGCTACTTAGCAGCAACCAGGCTAAGTTGAATGAGGCTGGCAAAGGCTGGAAAGGCGATATGCACCACGTCGCAACTATCCCCCTGGCTGTCTACAATGATTGGTGGCGCGAGTTTGGCGGCGACCCAATGGCCAAAGAGAATCAGCCTCGAACTATGGCTCGGTTGAATAGCTCAGAATGGGGCAAGTTACGAACTAAAGAGGGTCGCATCTAATGGCGTTAAATAACTATGCCAACCTAAAAGCCTCGATCATCGCGCACAGTGGACGAGACGACCTGTCTGCTGTTATTGACGACTTCATAACTCTAGCTGAAGTGTTAATGTTTGCAAATGAGACACCCCTACGGCTGCGCACATTCGAAGTAAGTGAAACGCTTACTACCATTGCCGGGTCAAACTCTGTCGCACTGCCAGAGGGCTTCTTAGAGGCTCGCTCAGTGCAATTGACGTCTAACGGCGACACACGGGCGCTTGTGTACAACTCGCCATCAAGCCTGCTGTCAATAACTGGGCAGGGAGTGCCAGCAAATTACTCAATTACTAACGCATTTATATTCGATCGGACTCCCGATGCTGCTTATGAGATGCCTATAACTTACTACGCCAAGCCGGCGCCGTTAAGCTCAGCCAACCAAGTCAACGTCATTCTGACAGAGCATCCAAACATTTATTTGTATGGCGCATTGTCAGCACTTTACGACTTTACTGATGACTTGCAGAACAGCGAAGCATTCGTGCGTAAAATGGCTCGCGGAATTGTTGGTGCAAACAACTCAGATCAGCGTGGCCGAACTGGCCCGCGTGCTCGCGGGAAGGTAAATGGGAGCACACCCTAGATGGCATCATCATTTAAGATAGTTGATTACCCAGCAGTTGGCGCATCGTACCAGTCGCCATCACTGCCTGCTAACGCACAGCGAACTGTCAACCTATACCCAGAGGCCGTAGCTAACGGCTTGGTAAATGTAGCGCTTCATACGTTTCCAGGGTTAAAGAATATATTGACCGGATCAACTGGCGAATTTGATCGCGGCTGCTATCTATTCAAAGAAAGCTTATACCAAGTTGCTGGTGGTCAGTTATACCAAGTCACGAGCGACTTTGTTCGCGTAGCAATCGGAGCTGTTGGCGGAAGCGGGCAGGTATCGATTTCTGATAATGGCCACACAATGGTCATTGTTACTGGAGGCGATGGCGAATACACATATGACGGCACGACATTCACATCAACAACACTCGGCCTGAATCCCAGTAATGTTGAGTACCTGAACGCACGATTCTTGTATGACGATGACGACGGTCGAGTAGGTGTCACTAATGTCGGAGCTTTAAACGAAGCGTCTGGCAACTTCTTTGAGCCAGAATCCAGCTCAGACGCCTTGGTCCGGACTTATATCTTCAACCAGTTTGTGTATTTATTTGGGTCCAGAACTATTGAGCCTTGGCAGCCAGTCGCCAGTGGTTCGCCACCTTATCAACGGATGAATGGTGCAATCATAGAAAACGTCGGCTTAGCCAGCCGCACGGCAATAACAAATACAGAGCAATCTGTATATTTCATATCTGACAAAGGTGACGCACAGCAATTAAGCGGATTCAGTCCAAAGCAGATCAGCACGGTTGCGATAAATAATGCGTGGCGGAAGTATACGATCAGCGATGCCATAGTTCAGACGCTTGATATTTTGGCGCTTAACTTTGTTATATTCAGCTTTCCAACTAACGGTAAGACGTGGGGCTATGTTGAGCAATATAACCTCTGGTTTGAGCTTGAACATGGCACAAATGCTGGCCGGTGGAAAGGTAACACCATTGTCGAAGCATACGGCACCACACTGGCCGCTGATTACGCTACAGGCAACATGTATGAGCTTGACCCTGACACTTACACTGACAACGGTGAAACGACGCTGAGAGAGCGCATATTCGCTCCACTGGCTGGTGAGAAGTTTGGCAAGCCGCGTCAGCGTTTTCGAATGACTGAGTTCGGCGTATCAATCGAGACAGGCGTCGGCAACGCAACAGAGATAAACCCGGTACTAATGGTCTCATTTGCTTTAGATGGCGCTCAATCGTTTTCTAACGAGCGATTCATCCCAGTGGGACAGGAGGGTCAATACAAGACTGACGTAAGGACCAGCTCCAACAAGGTATTCTCTGACTTAACAGTCCGTTTAAGGTATACTGAGCCGACTAAATTTAGCTTGTTTAGCTCATACATAAAGCTGAAGGAGGGCACTAGAAAATGAGTCAGGTAAATAACTTAACATATCTGCCAAAACTACGGCCCGGCCCCTGGGTAGAAGACCCAGAGATCAATAAATATCTTAATGATGTTGAGCTTTGGATTAAGCAAGTTTACGACAATCTAACTGGTATCACGGAGCTACAATCTCTAACAGTAGCCAACCTGACTAACATACCCGCCACTGACTTTGATCCATCAAC